ACCTAGCAGAGATGAATCAGCATACCGTTGTGAAAATTCTTGATATGTAAACGAACGATGCCGGAGCACTTGAGCTGCGATACCCCTTGATGTATTAATTTCAAGGGTCATAAATGCTTGCTCAAAGATAGACCAGTGTTGATGCTTGATGCAATACTTCAACAACCCATCATACTTTTCGTTGTCCTGGTTCTTTGGATTACTTACTCTCGCACAATATGCCATATGCTGTTCTGCATCAGGTGTCACAGAAATAAGTTTAGCGGTATTAATCATTCACATCCCCCTTTAATAAATTTTTTACGACACTTTTTGACTTCTTTCATTTCGTCTTTAATCATCTGATAGGCATCTTCAGGATTGATTCTACCACCAAGTTCCATAGCACAGATGACTTCAACTCTAGTTCCAAAGTGTTTCAGTGCTTCTTCAAAGCAGTTTAGTTCTTCATACATTAGTCTGGATACCCATCGTCATCGGAGAATACTTCATCATAGTCGGTGATAAGTGGTGCAATCTTATCATACTCTAGATATGATTCTGTGTCTGAATACACTTCGCTTTTAAGACACTCAACAAGTGACTCTAAATTTCTTACGATTAGTTTTAGTTTCTCTTTGTCCATATAATAGACGCACACAAAAGAATTATATACAAAAAAAGAGGGTCTGTCAAGACCCTCTTTTCATTTATTGAGGAGAACTATTTCTCCATATAACAAAGATAGAAACGCCACACTTCCGAAGGATACGATCCCAGCGACTTGTAGTGCTTCCATGTCTTCACTTAACGTAAGTTTTGCCACGATAGCAGAAGGTGCCGTGAGACTCCTTGGACTCTACACAACGCTGGTCATACTCAACACCACGATATGCAGTGTGAGAAATCTGAGCATCGTGAAGAGCAGCTGCTTTCTTGATCTGCTTCTTGATGATAGTAAGTGTGTTCATAAGTTTACTCCTGAAATACTAGGGTTGGTAGTCCCCGTTCCTTCAGTCGTTTGCGTCCCATGGACAGTGTGGAGTTGCTTCTTGAATTACTTCAACAAGTTCCACTTTGACTTTATTACTCATATTCTGATGAGCATCGAGGCGTCTGATTATATCAGCAGCATCGGTGCATTTAATATCAGAATAGAGTAATATCTCAAACATGGGATGAACGCTCCGTTCCGCGACTTACTTGCGTCCCAAAATGGGATGAACGACAGGTCTAGTATAGACCATACGTTCTATATAGTCAACTAGTTTGGTATCACCTGATACCAGTTTATAAAAACATTCCTGTATCGCTCATAAACTTGAGTGTTTCTTTCAATGTTCCACGATGGTTGAGTCCAATAGAAATCTGAGGATACTCTGCCTCACTACCAAACTCATCCCGAAACTGTCTGTCACTAAAGTCAACACCAAGTAAGAACTCCCTTACCTCCTGACCACATGCTTCAAGAACCATCTTTGCTCTTTCAGATTCTTGACTCCCATTTGAATACACAAGTGCCTGTCTCATTAGTCTTTATATGTAATTGAAATTTTTCTTTTCTCTTCACCCTTATGATTAAGCAAATAAGAATACTGAACTTCTGCATCCAGTAGTTCAGCAATCTTCTCTACCAAGTTCTTAGTAATATTCAGTTTAGTTTCTTTGCTGCCAGTCATCAATCTGTTCTTGAGTAGGTACAATGATTCGGAAGGCAAGACCCTCTTCCTCAAACTCTTCATTCATTTTTTCATATGTTTCTGGTGTGATCTTCTCAGTCACGTTGCCTCCAGTCATCAGGTTTATCTCTTTGGAACCAGTCTACAATTTCATCTGCGCCATCAAACCCCGTTTTATGATTGGATGGGTCGGGGTCACCTAATCCCATCCTATTCATAAAATCATCCATACTACCTTCTTCAATATTTTGAGCAGCTTGACGACGTGCTTTTTGTAACCAGTCTCTTGCGAGAGTATGTGCTTTGGCAAGTTTTTCTGCCCAAATCATGTCCTCTAGTGGGACTTCTTCTTTGTTTGCAATGCAACGACAAATGGACTCTAAGCGAAGTCTATATTGGGTAGAAAGCATAAGTTACTCTCGGATTCTAAGTTCTAAATCTTCTAATTTGAGATACTCTTTATGCGCCGTTTCTTGGCGGTCACCAATAATATTGACGATATCTTTTACAATGACATCGTTCTCAACATAATCATCGATATACTTATCGATGGCTTCTTTTAAGTATCTATACCTGTGCCATTCTGGCGAGTATGGTTTATACATGATTAGAAATTATATGTTGAGATCATAGTACTATTTAAGACTACTGTCAAGCATCAAGTTTCTTAATGTGACTTAAGTTTGAACGCTCGCTCTTTTTCATCTTCTTATATTTTTTAATTAGACGATCTACTTCTCTATTTGAGATGTTGACTTTGAGTTCTTTATCATCTTCAGACTCCACAAATCCAAGACCAGTATTTTCCATACGGAATACTTGGTTTTCGGTTTCATCAACGTAGTCATTGATGGTATCTTGAATTTCTGCACGAATGAGAGCATTAATTTGCTCTCTCAACTCATCGTCTTTCATTTCCTTCTTTTCTCCTTAACTTCAATTCCCCAAAGTTTGGGATTGACTCTACCCTCCGATTGGGTAATGTTGATAAGATCTTTTTTATATTTGTCGTAGTAGTGATCAAATATTTCTACTTGTTTAGATGACATTACAAGATCAAACTTTGTGAGGTCTCCCTCAATATATTCTATCAAAAATGCATTATTTGGTAGAGTTCTATCTTGAGCGATAGAGGCATCACAATCACTTTGAATAACTTTCATCAGGAACGATCACCCCATTGGATATCAGGATATGCTTCCTTAACTACGTCAAGGTTAATGTTATATTGAGTTTGTAGTTGCTTGTCTTTTGTCAGGCAAATGATTTCTGCTTCTTTGGGATGAAGTCCTTCAAGAAGCTGAATGAACATAGTTTCTCTGCGAAGAGAAGAGAGACTATCGTTACCACCTCTGATGAAATGGTACAGGTTCTTGTACTCTCTACGAAGAGAGGTGTGATCAGTTCCAACAGGAACTTCATTCTCTTTATAAGGAACAGGACCCTCAGGAATTGCAGAAATTATAGATGAATCAAAGTTCCAAATAAAGATTGCTTTAATAGAAGGGTCTTCATACTGCTTCAAGATTTCAATCTTCTTTGCCTTAGAACGTTGCTTTGCTGCAAGTTCAAGAACTTCATGAACAAAAGGGTTGATAGGTAGTTGTACCTTTTTTTGAGGTGCTTTCTTCCTAGTTGTCATCTTCTTCGTCGTCGTAGTCATAATCGTTTTCAAATCTCACTGCTAAAATTTCGTCTGGAAGAACATTTCCGTTTTCGTCAAACATCTCTGGGTGCGTATACGCAATGTTTGTACTGTAAAAATGTTCTTTTGCCAACCATCCTACCACACCTCCAACAAAAAAGAACATTATTGAAACAAGTGTGCTGATGGTAAGAGTTACTGCTAACATCTTTCTTCTCTCCAGAGACTATTTTTTCCTGATGTCCAGATAAAAATTCAGGTGTAAAACAATCTCTCTGCGGAAGAAGGAGACCATTTTACCAAACTTTATCTGAAAAGTTTTCGGCGGTTCTGGTTTTTTCCTCCTTTTACGAAGTAGTAATTCAATGCCCCGATTGATCTCGGTTCTTGACTTATTTAGTTTGTTTTCTTTTTCTTCCTGGTCGTTTGTCATTGCTGTATCTCCCAGCATCTTCTAGGATGCCATTCAAGTAATTTTTAATTTTTCTTGCTTGAGGTTTTGGAATGTGACCATAACCTTCGCGAAGTTGTTTGTGCATATCGTCACTACCACCTTCAAGATATTCTTCAAGGTCGGTAATTAGATTACTAATTTCTACAGCAGTTGAACTCTCGATGAACTGATTAATTTCATCTCTCTTTGTCTTACGAATTTTTAGATAATCATAAAACTTGAGAACAAACTTACCCTCAAATGCGTAGTCAATGGCTTGTTCTACGTCAAAATTAAGTTCGTGAAAGGTGTTTTCCATTAGACCAGCTTTTGTTCTCTCAGATACTTAACAGTTTCGGTGCATCCACCAATAGATTTATCATCTAAAAGAACTTGTGGGAAAGTAGAAC